GGTTTCAGTCGATTACGGTTGGGACATGGAACGCGATGGAGAGAACACAGCGGCCTACGCCAATGTCATAGCCGGACTTGCGGAAAAGGAAAAGCTCAAGGCTTTCGACGCCGGCGCTGTAGCCCGGTTGATCGAGTTCAGCGCCCGCGAGGCGCAAGATTCGGAAAGGTGATATCGGCCTCAACGTTATCCGGCGTCGAGGCGTTGTCGGGAGCAACCGGAGCCGCTTTCCCGTCCTGACTTTGCATCAAGGCGAGTTTGGTCGACCATTGGCGGTATTGCGCCACGCGTTCCTGTAATCGGCGCTCCAAGGCGACCTTGCGGCCCCAGGCAATGGGGTCGTCGAGGAAACCGACGTCGCCGATTTCCTTCAGCTCACGGGCGATCTCCTGCAAATCGCGTCGCCGTTCTTCGACGATGCGCCGGGTGGACCGCTTCGACAGCCCTTCGAAATTGAAATCCCCCGCCAAGACCAGCTTGATCTGTTCGTAGGCAACGCCAGCATCAGCCGCCAGATCCGACAAGCCGGACGAGGCGTCAGCAATCGCCGGAGCCAAATCCAGCATGGCCCGAGTCAGGTTCGCGGAGACAACCTTGCCCAACGTATCCAGTTGGTCGCGGGCCTTCTCGGCGTTCCGGACCAAGTCTTCCTCGAGCACGATGCCAAGGTCCTGGGCATGGCGACGGGTGGCTTCCAGCGCCTCGGCACCGCCGACCAGCATGTTGACCATGGCCACGCCTTCGCTGTCGAACAGCTTGAAGGCCAACCGCAAGCGTTCCGCCGGGTCGGTCGTGCGCTTGAAGGCTTCCGCCACATCGTTCAGCAAATCCTCGGAGCGCCGGATATTGCCGTGCTGATCTTTCAGCGCGATGCCCATTTGCGAGAGCGCCTGCTTGGCCTCGCCGGTTCCTTTTGCAGCTTCCGCTACGCGCCGGGTAAACCGCTGCAAGGCCATGTCCATGGTGCGTTGCTCGACACCGGCGAGCTGGGCCGCATAACGCAGTTCCTGAAGGGCCTCGACACCGACGCCTATTTTGTCGGCGGTTTTGGCAACGGCATCTGCGGCACTAATGGATCGATCAATCAAGGTGGCTAAACCACCGACCGCAGCAATCCCGGCCAGAGCACCGCCGAGGGTGCTCATGCCGACCCGCAAGGTTTTGGCGCGGTCGGTCAGGTTTGAGAGACCTCGCGAGGCCTTGTCACCGGCGCGATCTATTTTCTTGAGCGAACGTTCACCGCTCTCGCCGACAGACACCAACTCAGCCTTGACCTTGCTGCCGCCTTCAACGGCCAAGCGGACCGCATATGTATGTTTGGCCTTGGCCATCAGTCGGCATCCTTCTTTTTGATCCCTGTCGTGCCTTCGGCACTTCTCGCCTCTTTGTCATTCATGGCTTCGATCAGTCCCGTTTCCGCTGCCTGCAAAAGTTCGGATGCGACGGCGAGATCACATCCACGCGCTTCCGCGATTCCAAGTGCTGTTGTCATGTCGATGCCGATCGCATGCCCGGAAGGAGCCAGGCGCAATTGTCCCAGGCAGGCGAGGAGCACATCCCAGGCCTGGTGTTCTTCCAATGATTGAAATCCGTGTTCGCTATACGGGCACAGGCGTTCGCCTGGTTTTACTTTTCCTTTTGAGCAGGGCGCTTGCTCGGTTTTGCACCCTTGGCAATATCCGGGCCCTCCGCCTGGCTGAAAGTGCCAGCGGCAGAGAGCCCTGATCCGTTTTTTGCCGCGTTGAGCAACACCTGTTTGAGGGTGAACTCCTGAAAGAACCGCTCTCCGACAGGATAAAGCGACATCACGGCGGTGATGTTTTCTGGATCGATCGCTGGGTCATCTTCAATGCCGGACCAGCCCGTAATGTGCCGAACAGCCAGTTCCTTGATCAGCAAATCCTGGAACAAACCGTCACGCTCACCCTCGATGCTCAAATCCGGCAGCCCTTCCAGGGGCAGACCGCTCTCTTTGCGTTCCGTGGCCTGGGCTTCCAGGCTCTCGACACGACGCCGGGCGGCAGCCTGTGCAGCCGCCATGCCCGCCGTGGTCAGGGGTTTCACCGTGACCGTGATGCCGTAAGGGAGCTCGATGTCGTATGGCTCGCTCTGGGATCTCAAGCTGATCATGCGTACACCGTCCCATCCAGATCGTTGACCAAGGTCACCGTCAGCATGCGACCTGCTATCTCATTCCTGGCCCCTTGAAAATCAAAGCTCGCCTGAATCCCCCCGGGCCCCTCGACAGCCAGCTTGGGCTTGGGCAGGTAAACTTCGTGGGCGGCGAATACGACACTGGACGTGCCAATGGTGTAACCAAATTCCAAATCCACCGGCGTGCCGCTGGAGGCGGCGTCAATCAGCGTGGTGTCGGCGAAACGCACATCGATGCGCCCCGTGAGTGCAGCCACCGTCGGGTCTGCTCCATCAATCAATCCGTCGGAGCGGATGGTCTCGATCTTCTCGAGATTATTGGCATAGGTGAGCGATCCCCCGGTCAGATTGCCGACCGGCTGCCCCGCCTTGGTGATGGAGCCCTGAAACTGGCTGATACGTGTAAATGCAAGGGTACTGGGCGTGCCGCCTTGCGAGATCGCCGAGCGACTCTCGCCCTGGGCCACGGCATTGATGGTGGCCGCCGCCGCACCAGATCGCTGAAACTCCAGGGCAATGGAATTGAAAACCACGCCCGCGTGCATGAAATAAGCCGGGACCTGGCCCATACCGACTTCAAGGGAATAGCTGGGCAGAACGTCAGAGCCCGATGCAAAAACATGATCGAAGGTGCCATCCAGATTATCGGTGGAGGCAGGGTCCCCGAATAAACCGGTGAGCCAAATACCCAGATAGCGAGGATCCATGGGAACGGTAATGTCCCCTTCGTCATTGATCACATCTTGCAAGGGAGCCAGGGGATCTCGCCCCTGACCCAGCACCGGGTCATCAATCAGGCCCTGTTCGGAGCCCAGAGAGACGCTGTTGAACGGCATTCGGATGTAATCGCCGGATGGCGATGTGCCATAGGCGGTCTCTCGTTTGAGCAGCAGTGTTGCGCTCGAACCATAAGCTCGCGACATTTGGTGTCTCCTGATGTTGGGTTTTGGTCAGCCCCCGGAACTAACCAAGGGGGTCGTTAGCCAAGCGGGCTGTCGGTCTCGAATTCGATGGTCACCGTGATGGTTCCCGCCTTGATGGCAGGTGCACCGGTAACCGCTTCGGTGTGAACTTCGGGGCGGCCATAGGTCATGCCGAAGGCAAGGCCTCCGAGGGTTGGGTCGGCATCAAGCACCGATCCAATCTGCTGGAGAAGGGTGTCGAAGGCCGTGTCTCGTGTGGCGGCATCGCCATCCTCAACGTAGGCTTCGATTTCGACATCCTGGCTGTAATAGACGCCGCCGAAACCGCCCAAGGCCTGTTCGGGGTCACCAGGGTTGCCATCTCGCAGCACTATCAGGCCGCCAGCAGGGATCTTCTCCGGTAGCGCCGTGTTCCGTTCGACTTTGGCATTAGGAACGGCTACGAGCAGTGCTTTTGCGGCCTCTAGAAGCTGTTCTGTTTTGGAAGCCATGTATTTCTAATTGCCTTACAGTACCATTTTTGGTACATTTCCCTATGACTGATCAGCTGAAGCGCATCCAGGCCGTTTTCTATCAATCTGAAACCGGCTCGGAGCCGGTTAGAGATTGGCTGAAACGCTTGGATAAAGAGGATCGGTTACGCATCGGAACTGATGTCAAAACGGTCGAATTCGGTTGGCCAATCGGAATGCCCACATGCAAGCCAATGAAGCACGGGCTCTTCGAAGTGCGCACCAATCTCGGCAACCGCATTGCCCGTGTTCTATTTTGTATCTCCGATGGCCAAATGGTGTTGCTAAACGGCTTCATCAAAAAGACCCAGAAAACGCCTCAGTCGGAACTTGACCTGGCACTGGAACGAAAACGCAAATTGGAGAAACCTTCATGAGCAAAGATAACAACCCTCATATTGGTTCCGCGTTGGATGACCACCTCGAAGAGGACGGCCTCCTCGCCGAAGCGCATGCCATCGCAGTCAAACGCACCTTGGCTTGGCAGGTTAGTCAGACCATGGAGGACGAAAAACTAAGCAAGGCTGCAATGGCCAGGCGCATGCACACCAGCCGCGCAGCCCTCGACCGTTTTCTCGATCCCGACAATCCTTCGGTAACTCTTCTGACCATGGACAAGGCAGCCGCAGTGCTAGGCAAACGCCTCCGGGTGGAGTTGGTCGACGACGTTGCCTAATTCAACCAGAATGCATTTGCCGACCGATTAGCCTCGGCAGTTGCCGTTCCCAGCGCTTTGCCTCTCGCTTCACATCCAGTCGTTTTCTAAGCCGCACCTGCGGCACCATGATGAACATGACCACCGTGGTCATGCCCTGCTTCATGCGACCGCTTTTGGTAAATGCGCCACCTTTGGCGCGACGACCGACCCTGCCTGACTTGTTGATACGAACACCATCCACCACCAGAAGAGACGGACGGCCACGCCGATAAACAAACCGAAGTGGCCCGTAGCGATGTTCAGGAAAATTCGATGGACTGATCCGTTTGCCACCAACCCCTCGCTTGGGGGCGGCAAGCGTCGGGATCGCCAGCCAAAAGCCGGATTTACTTTTGATCACGGCTCCTGCATCGAAGGTTCGGACGATCTGGGGAGCCTTTGACCAAACCAAGCTGGCAGCATTGTGCCCCTTATTAGGATAGGCGCGGCTCCGCCAGGTTTTCGCCAATTTCGGCCCTAAACCTGCCGTCATTACTTGCTTGCGCAAAGCTCCCTTGAGACCGTCACCAGCCTCTTTGACACCATCGGAAACGCCGCGCTCAATTCGCCGCATCTCCGCCTGCATATCCGCTTTCAGAGATCCAACCAGTGATGCGGCGAGTTTCATGGAAGAGGCGCGGAAGGCTGTAAGCCTGACAGGGACATATCAAAAAGGTCTCACATCAAGGGTCCAAACCAACCGTTCCTGATCTCGCACTGGCTCCCCTTGAACAACGAAGGTTTCGCTATCAACTTCGAGAATATCTCCAGCGATTGGCTCCTGAACTTGGGATACCAGCACATCAAACAAGAAATTCCCGGTATGGACGCGGGTATCGCCAAAATCCATCACCTGTGTGTGCGGCGGTGACAAATTAGGCCACGGAAGCGCCGGATAATCCGACGCTGGCGGATTAAAACTCTGCCACCTGTAACCTTCCAACCTTTTGTGGATGGAAGGTGGGAGGATGTTT